GTCCTGCCTCGATTGCTTTCCACAGTTTCTCTAAGCCCATGTTCGGACCTGTCCCGTTTGCGCTCCACTCAGCGAGTCCCATCTCCTTGTTGTAAAACTTGATGGAGAAACCGCGCTTGTGGTCTGGTGACGGTTGAGCACCCTTCTTACCCAGACTTGCGTCTGGTTGCCAGTCGCGTACACCTTCTCCAAGGTGCATCCAACCTGTTTGGAGTGAGTCTGTATCAACAACCATTTTCTTTGGTGTGAACTCTTCCTTGTTTGAGTTGAGCCATGCGTTTGCACTTGGCATAAAGCGGATGTAGTTACCACCGCCAGAAGAACTAGATAAATTAAGCATTTGAGCCTTTCGAGTTTAAAAAAATGTTGCATTTGTTTGCAACTGTTTGGGGGATGGGATTATTGACCTAAAGAGTAATCACGCGCAAGAGTGAGACCACTAGACTCCTTGCGTGTTAACTTGTCAATTAAGTCTTTTGATTCTTTGGGCAGTAGTTTGGCTGCCTCAGATGGGCTAATTAGTTCGCTAGAGACCAACTGATCTGCTGGGATACCAGCGTCGTGTAATTGAATCTTTGCCTCAGTCTCGTCAATCCACTTGCGGTATGCACGCTTAGACTGCATCTGCCAGCCCTTGATCACTTCACCTGCCTCGATGCGTTTGACTGCGTGGTCTCGCACAGCGTCAATGAACTTCTCCACAAGCGGAGCGCGTTCAAGCAAGTCTGCGATCTGCTCTGGTGTGAGCGTCACCACCACAGACTTCATCTCTTCCTTAGTCATCACAGCTAGGTTTGGTGTGGCAGCAATGACCTCAAAGCCTTTGCGTTGCGCAGGACAGATTGCCTTTGCTGGACACCATTGGCAACCATCTTCTGATGGTGTGGGTTCTGTATCGCCCTTCTTGATTGCTTGAATCGCTGGAGTTAATCTAGTCGCTGCCCAGTCGTTCAATTCCTTGAATGTGATCTTATGTGTACGGGGTTCACCGTGATGCGGTTGAATGATCGACAGCTCGATGTTGCTGAATTCAATCTTTGCGTGACGCATTGCACCGATGGCGTATATCTTCATCTGATCCGAATCAGCGTCAATGTACTGGCGACCTGTCTTCAAGTCTGCAATGACTAAGGTTGACTTCTCGTCGTTCCACGCAACCACATCGGCAGTACCGCCCAGCTCGATGTCCTTGTCCTTGTACACGGTGACATACTGCTCGACCTTGAGAGTGCCAAGCCTTAACTCTAAGTCGCGTATGTGGTTCACATGAGCTGCTGCAAAGTCAGCGTTCTGCTCGGTGATAAGAATGTCCTTGATAGTCTTTCCCACCCAGTCATAGGGGCTTGAGTTAGTTAAGAATGCAGTCTCTGCCACCTCATGTATCGCAGTACCGATCTGCGCAGCTTCACCTGCTGGCTGGTAAGGGATGTCTGCACAAAGCCTCACAGATGCAGGACAAGAGAGCCAGCGTGTAGCTGCCGATGGGCGTAGTTTGATCATTATTCTTTTTCCTGTAAGTGCAAAATTGTGTAGATGCGACCGCGCACCTCGTTAGTGACTGCGTGACCCAGCTCGTCAGGGTTAAGTAACTCAGACAGCAACTCGTCTCTTATCTTGAGTTTGGTTCTGGTGTCCTCCAGCTCCTTGGTGAGCCAGACAATGTGCTCGCGCATTGCGCCTCGTTCTTCGTCGATCATTGTTTTGCCCTCAGTTCTCTTATTGCGTTTGCTGCAAATGCGAAGTAGTTGTCCTTGCCGACTCGCGCCTTGTGCAGCTCGTCGCAGATAGCAGCACACGCCTCACGCTCTGCTAAGACTGCTTCTTCGATCATGCGTTTGACTAGCTCGTGGTTGTAGGTTGCGTTGCGTTCTTCGTCGATCATTGTTTAGTACCCCACATTGCGATTAGTACAGCTTCAGCGCGACCGTCGTGCTTAACCAACTTAAACCAGTCCTGCTTGTCTGGGAATAATTCCATTGCGCGATGGCGACTTGCGTCTTTGCCGTAGCCTTTATTCATAGTCCTCGCCCAGACTGCTGGCTGGACATAAGTCACAGGCACTTGGAGCGCTGCTAATACGCCTTCAATGACACCAGCAGAGCGTCCAAACGCAAACATGGATGAGACACCTTGGTTTGGCATTGAGCTGACCTTCTCGACTGCTGCTTGCGTTGGGTTCATCTCCTTAATGATGCCCACCAAGGCTTGCGCAGACACTTGGCGCTTTGTCGTCTTACCGCGCTTGATCTCAACGACTGGCATATCGACGACAGACTTCAGCACGCCATCAACTACCAATGCCAGAGCACCGTTGTTGCCAACATCAATCCCAAGCTGTCTAATCATTCTTGACCCCTAGTGACGCAATGCGGTTAGCGATCAAGCGATCTGTGGCGGTTCTAAGCTTCTCTATTGAGGTGATCAGGGGTACGGTATGCCCCGCCATCCAGCGAGACATCTGAGCCTGATCAATGCCAGCCTCTCGGCATATATCAGCCATCTTGAAACCCGCCATTTCAGCGCGTTCAATTATTTCAGTTAGGTAGTTCATGCTGACTATGTTAACCTAGAATTGATTACTTCAACAAGGCAAACAAAAAAAGAGGCTGAGTCCTGTCACCCAGCCCCTATCAAGGCAACTGCACCTCTTGCGGAGACATAAGGCACAGCCGACAGGGAAACTACACCCTGTCGGTATGTATTTTATGGCGGTAATACCCGACTAAGTTGTAGGGTCTAATAAGATAATGTTTGACAAGGTAGTCAAGTGTGATATGATTCATTCATCAACAACACAACGGAGTAACTTATGAACACCATTCGATCACTTATGAATATTCATGGCAACCGCGTTGCTCACATTGATGATGAGCGCGAAATGGGTAACAACATTATTGTTACTTTGCACGCAGGTTGGTTTTTTAAAGATGAACCTGATTGCGGAGTGCGTGGTTTTGACACCTTAAAAGAATTAAAAGAAGGTGTTAAAAGTGCAAACATGATCTTTAGTCCACGCAAGTCATTTAAACAAGACGCTCCATTTAACTCACAGTTCTTAGGCGCACAACCCGCACGCGCTGGTCAAGATTATTAAAGGAGCAAACAGCATGACAGAAACCCTATACAAATTTAACTGCGAAGTGGAAGGTGTAGAACTCACCTGCCACTTGGAGTATGAACCCGCAGAATTGAATTACGGGGAAGCGCCAAACTTCCCAGCTTGCATGAACCTCGTCAATGCTTACTGCGATAAGGTTGACATCGCCCATCTTCTTATGCAATCAATCGTGGATCACATCTGCGAAGAAGCCCTCGTAATATTTAACTCTGAAAGCGAATAATGAAACACCAAAACTACACCGAAAACTTTGAGGTAGACGGTCCTTACCAAGACAACAAGATCAGCCTTGTTGATTGCGTCTTCATCTTCCTTGCTGGCGTAACCGTCGGTGTCATTGGATTTATCTTAACCACAGGAAACTAATATGTCAGTAGAAAAGAAAATCGACGAGATGGTCTTGAAGTACATACTTGCTGCCGAAGGCAAAGCCAGAATCATGTCTCCACCAGACATCGGTAAACTGGTTAGAGAGGCAATGCACAAGGGTGCAATGCTTGGATACGACGCTGGCATGAAGATGTCCTTGCGTGCTCACGGCAACGAGCTGGAGATCGCAGAGCTGACAGTCAAAGAGTTGACCGAGCGCGTCAAAGAGTTAGAGACTCAAATGATTGCGATGCAATGAGCGAAGACTACACAAATAAGTTTGCCAAGCAGTTACTGCTTGAGAGAACTACTCTAGGACTAAACCAGCAACAGGTTGCTGACGCTGTATCAATCAGCCAGCAGTCAATAGCCAAGTGGGAAGTTGGTAACTCTTATCCACGCATGGCAGCCCTAGATAGGCTTTGCAATTTCTTTGAATGTGAATTTACTCTGATTGCTAGTGAGTCACAGCTAAGAGACGCATCATCAGTTATTCCAGCCGTTGCGTTAAACATGAATAGCCTTTCCCATTGGCTTCGTTACGCCAGAAAACGCAAGAACCTGAGACAAGAAGATGTAGCCAATGAACTTTGCGTGCTGAGATCAACGATAGCTCATTGGGAAACCGCCAGAAGTAAACCAACTAAAGAGATACTTGAAAAGTTTGAGCTGCTTGTTGGCGAGCAGTTTGAAGGAGATATTGAAAGCAGTAACTCTAATTTCAAATTGTTAAACCATGCCGACATTGACGCAATATTGATCTGTTCAAAATTGCAAAAGACATCTACATACGATCTTATTATGTTGGTTCAATTATTCTTGAAAGAGAAGAATTCATAATGACTGAAGTCAAAACCAGATGGGTGACACCGCCACCGTGGGTAACGCTACGCACTAAGTGCGAGACCCTTGGCGTGTGTCAGTCCAAGGAAAAAGTGTTCTGCATAAACTGCCCAAGGTTAAAACAACGCAATGCGAAAAAGAAGTAAATACAAACCCAAAGGTGTGCGCCTCGATGCCACCACCTATGTCTTGAATGGTTTTAGACTTGTGTCCACGACTGGCAGCGCTGCACTCGATCTAAAGATAAAGAACCACTCTGCTCTAGAAGCTCTCAGGACGGGTCAGGCAAAGCGCTACGACCTTGACTCCATCATCTCAGCGCTGAATGTCTCCGAAGCCCTCTCAAGGCTTGGCATTGGGCATGAATATGTAGACGAAATAAAAGAAGGTCAGGACGCATTGCTGGAGCTATCTCGTCGCGGTATCAATCGAGACGACAGGTTTGTGGCGAAGGCATCGGAGTTGACAGCGATCAACTATGTCATGGCTTTGCATGACGCAATGCTTGAGATAACCACCATTGGCGAACTTGAGAAGGCACTTGATATTGTCACTAAAGAGATCATGATGCGTAGAGCTAGACCAATATTGGAAAAAACATGAAAAATGCTAAGATGCAAGTGACAGCTACTTTTAGCGGAGGAAAAGGCGATTCATCACCGTCCTGCTGTCACTTTCTTTTAGTGATGACTTCCACCAATGATGAGGTGCGACATGATTACTCAATTAAGACTTAAAGAGTTGTTTCATTACAGTGAGACAACTGGCTTGTTTACGAGAATAAAACAAGTAAAAAGAAGAAAAGTTGGAGAGATAGCTGGAACACAGCATCCGCGTGGATATATCCATGTTGGAGTTGACCGTAAATATTACAAAGCGCACAGACTGGCTTGGCTTTATGTTTACGGGCATTTTCCAGAGTTGAACATTGACCACATAAACAGAGATTGTTCAGATAATAGGATGTGCAACTTGAGACTTGCAACTCAAAAGCAAAATTGTGAAAACATATCTCCACGAAAAGATAATACTAGCGGGTATAGAGGCGTTCACTGGCATGAATCTGCAAAAAAGTGGATAGCTTCAATTTCTCACAATAAAAAAAGAATAATTGTTGGAATGTTTTATTCAAAAGAAGAAGCAGGACTTGCAGCAAGACTTAAACGAGAAGAATTATTTACTCATGTGGAGAAGACAGCATGACACGACACATAGGCATTTCAGTCCCACACCGCAGAGTCGATGAGGACGACGACATCCAGACCTACAAAAGAGCGTGGGTATCCCTCACCGAAGAGCAGATACATGAGTGTATCCATTACGGCAAAGGAGGTTGCGAGATTGAGCAGACAGCGAGGAATATTGAATTAAAACTCAAAGGTCTTAACTATGATTGAAAACATCCTGACGATGGTTGTCTTGCTGATTCTTGGCGGTGTCATTGCAGTAGCCGTCATGTTCGCAGTCCTGTACTTTGGACTCGACGACAAATGAAGTCCACCAGACTGCCCAAGCTGGTCAACCTAATTACTCAGAAGGGTTACACGGCAGTCGAGCTTTGCGAGTTGTTGCATTGCACGATTAGGTCCAGCAGAGACATGATCCAAAGACTCAGAGCAGAAGGCAATGTCCACATTCAATCTTGGCGTAAGACCAGCGTGACGCAATGGTCTGCTGTTTACAGGTACGGCATCGGAGTCGATGCACCTAAGCCTGAGCCTGTAAGCAGTAGAGCAAGACTACACAAGCACAGAACCAAAGAAGATGCCGACACCAAGGAAAGAAGACTCGCCAAGCAAAGACAGCTCAAACGCAAGGTCAAGCGCGACCCGTTGACGGCTGCTTTCTTTGGTGATGCGTGACTACGCCAGCAAGCCAGTCATGCCTTCGACAGCAGCCAAAGGTTGACCCTTTTGTACTGCCTTTTTCATCTCTGGCGTAATGTCTAAGTAGCGTACACGCTCACCACCACCCTCAAATCTCTTTTGATATTCTGGAAGTTTCTTTAGTGCCTGTTCTTCACTTTGGAATGAACCATAATAACTTCCATCTCCAAGTTCAAGAGTCCATCCATAGTCGCCTTTGACAACACCAACAGGTTTACTTTTCATATCTGCTAGTGATCTATCTTTTCCAACATTTACAGTTGTCTCACCAGCCTTTGCGCCATACTTCTTACCGTACTTTTCAAGATAGTTTGGATAGACCTCATCGTAATACTTCTTCATTCCCTCGCCACCAATAGTAAGGTCATCACCTTTAATTGTTCCTAATCCTTGAGATGGTTCATGGCTTTGAATTTTTTGAGCAATAGATTTTCCTAATACTTCTTCTATGGTTTTTCCTTTAGCTGCACCATCAATAAATTTACCATTTAATACATTTCCTTCAAATGTTATTTGCCCATTTTTTGTTGCGCTAATTGTTGTATTTTCATTATTTGGATAACCAGAACTATATTCAATCTTGTCAACATTTTGACGCAACTCATCGGAGAACCTTTCAATCTGGCGCTTACCAGTAGTCAGACCAATCCTGTCATAACCCTTGTCTACGGCTTCTTTGATTGCTCTCTTGAGTGCTAACTGATACCAAGTATCTTTGAATGGCGCGTCTGGTGGTTGGCTTGAAAAATCTTTAAATTTTTGTTTAAAGGCATCTTCTTTTTCTTTAAACTTGTCCCATCTTTGTTGATTTTCAAGAGAAATAAAACCATTTTGTTTTTCTTGCTCTGATAGTTCTGTAACTAAACTATTTCTTTCTTCAGCAATAGCAGCAGATTCAGCATTTATTGCTTTTTTAGTTTCTGGTGTTTTATATCCTTTTTCCCTACCAGCTTGATGCCAGTCTGATTGAACCTCCTCAATCAATAACATCTTTTTGCCTTCGGCATCCACACGATCATTAACTCTCATGTGGGCTAATATATTTGGGTCAGAAAAATGACTTGATCTATATCCTGTGGCATAACTTATAGGAGCTGCTTCTTGCACAGTACCACCAATATATCGTGCGTTTCTCTTGGCTGCTTCTTCTGTTGTATAAAAACCGTATGTAGTAGTTCCATCAGGTTTAAGAACTTGCCATGATGGTTCTGTAACATTTTGTTCTGGTAACTTTAGCAATAATTCTCGATAGTTTTCACCACCAGCAAGTTGATACCTGTCATACTTTGTTGGAGATGGTTCTGGTACTACATAAGCTGCATCAGCTTCTGCATCTCTAATGTTTTGCAGTCTATTTATTTTGTCTTGTAACTCTGTTGAACTATTTACAGGCATTATGGAATGCCTAAATTTATCATCTGGACTCATTGATAAATAGAATTTGCGTGCTTCTTCAACATTGGGAAACTCTTTAATAGCAACGCCATTGATTCTGTTCATAATGCTATCAAGTTCGGCTTGCTCTTGAGCAGTTATTTCTTCTCCTCTATAAACTCTATTTTGAAGAATAACACCACGCTGGTATTCTTCTGGACCTACTTGCCTATCAACTAATTTATAGGTAGGGTTGTCCATCTCTCTATACATTGCCTGTATTTGTGGATCGTATTTATCAAATACTTCTTTGCGCTTGGCAATTCCTAGTGGGTCTTCTGTAATAGTTCCACCAAGTTGTCTTTCCTCAACACTAATCTTGTTGTTCTGAATAAAGTCCTGCACCTCTTGGCGCGTCACATTTGGCTTGCCTTTGAGGTAAGTATCCAGACCCATAGCCTCGATCTCGTACTTCTTGACATCTTGACCTTTGAGAAGATCATTCAAGAAGGACTCACCAGTTCCTTGCTTTCTTGGAATCTTGAGCGCTTGCTGCTCGACTGCTGAGTAAAACCCTAAAGGAGACACATCGGCTTGCAATAGACCGCTAGTCATTGCTTGCTCTGCTGGGTTCACCGCAAACATTGCTGTCTGAGGTTCAGCCAATAAACTTGGCAATATAGGTCTGCCAGTAGATAGCCTTGTTGCCATCTCCTCACCAAGCAGACCGCCTAACTTCTGCGCACCTCTGACTGCTGGCATTGGATTGATAGGCGCGAAACTTCCTACCCTGCCAGCCACATCACCGACTGGTGTGTCTGACTTCAATGGCAGGTTATCAAGGAAATATTCTGTATCAGGATACTTCTGCTGACCAGTCATTGCTTGACTGAGAAGCTGCAACGGTCTAACCATTGGTATCGGCTGGTTGAAGACATCACCAAACAATCCAAGCGTTCCAGCGACCCTACCTCTTGCCACATCGACAGGCACATTGGCGCTTGCCGTAATGTCTTGCTGAGACCGATACGGTTGCATTTGCGGGAATACTCCAAAGGCAGGACTCTGAGCTGCTGCCATGCGTTCTATCTCTTGCGGAGTTAACTGCAATAAGCCTTTGCCTTGTTGTGGTGAGCCAAAGTAGTCAACTCCACCAAACAGCAAACCAAGTGGGTCTGAGTAGTCAGCCATTTACTTGATCTCCTTAAGGTCTGCTAGGCAGCATATTGCTGAGTTCAACTCGATATGGTTCTGGCTGTGCTGTCTGGGTATTAAGCAAACCAGTTCCACCCATGTACTGAAGCATTGGGTTGACTGGTGCAGCCATGTAATTGAACAACGGGTCTAGCGTGTTGCCGTAGATGTTTTGCATTGCTGGTGAGAGATACGCTCTGGTAGCCAAAGGAGGCACACCAAGCGAGAGCATAGGACCGATCACGGGTTCACCTGTCAGAGCTGTACCGCCAACGACAGATGCACCAAACTTGGCTGGCATTGAGGTTAGCAGTCCCATCATTCCAGCACGCTCGGAAGTTCCAGAAGTCGGCACTTTAGCTTTGAGAGCTGATTGAGCCACTTCAGCCAAGTCTGTCAATGTCTGAGCGTTCTCACGACCAAGAATCTGTGGCAGCGTTGTGGGTGATGCCTTGACATCTTTAATAAGGTTGCGTCCAAACTTGGTGATGTCCATCTCGCCAGTAGGAAACATTGAGGACTGCTGAATATCCGCAAGAATTGCTTGCGATAAAGACTTCTTTTCAGCCTCACTCATCAATGGCAGAACCTTGTTTGCCAATGAGTCTTGATTGCTGATGATGTAATTCACAGCAGTCTTATCTGCGGTGTTCTTGAGCCTGTCGTTTAAATCCTTGGCTTCACCATAAGAGCCACGCAATTCTTTCAACTTTGTAATCTGATCTTCTAAACCAGCAACTCTGAATGTCTCATCTCTTGCCTCATCCAAGGAATTACGCAAAGCCCTAAAAGCCTCACCGACCTTAGTTCCCTTGTTGTTGTACGCCAAGTCACTAAAGAGTTGGCGCTGGTCTTGGTAGTCATTTCCTGCGATAGAGCCTTTTTGCTGATAGCCAAGGTATTCAAACTCAGGGATGCCACTATCAACTAATTGCTTCTTGAAACTTGCTTCCATAGCCCTGTAATTGGGGCTTGTTGGGTTTAGTCCTGCTTGCTGTAAGGCAGAGTTAACCATTGACTTCAACTCTTCGTTTGGCTTGCCAAAGTAGAACTGCTCAAAGCTCTCAAATAGTGGGTCTTTGCGTAGTGCTGGAGGAATAGAAGACAGCAGTTTTCTAGCACCAAGGATTGAGTCTTGAAACTTAGGCACTTGAGCCAAGTCAATATCAGTCTGTGATGCAACCTGACGAATACCGCTACCAATCTTCTCAACATTGCGTTGTGCTGCATTCTTAATTGCACTAGCGCCAGAAGAGAAAGCCGTGTCAGGTTGTGCTGGCATACCGCCAAAGATGTCTGCGACCTTGTTGATGATGCCCTGCGCATAGTCTGATTGCAAGCCATAGCGTCTTGTGAATTGACCAGCAGAGAACGGCAGACTTGATCCAGCAGCCTCGAATATGTTTGCGGTTCTGCTTGTACCTGCTTGAGCTGGAGTGAGAGCTGTCTCGCCAGTAAAGCCAAGTCGTCTTGCCTTGTCAGCAATGCTGGCTGCGCGTGCTTCTGCACCAGTTGGTGCTTGAGCGTTTCTTTGACCCATACCAGCACCACCAACAACGGTTGATGCACCCATCGATGCAAGCATTGCTGGGATAGTTCCTAGTGGTTGAGCTGCTTCGGCAGCGACCTGACCAGCAGCGCCAGCAGGTATTGCCACGGCTGTCTGAGCCAGAGGTCTTTGCGCCATCTGCTGAGTTACTGCCCTAGTAACTGGTGAGACGGCAGTTTGTGCCAGTCTCTGTAATCCTGCCATCTGTGAAGCAGTACTTCCCATAGCGCCTAAACCAGTCTCCAAGGCACGCTGACCAGTTGTGGCTGACTCTGGTACTCCAGCCTGAGTTAAGAGGTTCTGGATAGCCCGTGATGGCGGTGTGATGCGTCCATACTGACCGCCAGTAACTCTCTCTGCACCAGCCGTTGCGGTATTGAGTAGTGCCGTTAATGCGTCACCTGCTGGAAGAGCCAATGACCCTGCCAACATCCCGACTGGTCCGAATGGCGCTCCCATTGCCATACCCATCAAAGGAGGAGTCAGACCGCGAATGGCTGCGCCTGTATAACTGCCTTGAGGTTGTGCTTGCTGGGGTCTTGCAGCTTGTTGCATTTGTTGCACTTGCGGTGCAATCTGTGCAGGTGCTACCTGTGGCTGACCCGTGTCAATGCCAGCCTTTGAAAGCACTTCGGCAGCAGCACCGTTGCCGTAAACCTCATCAAACTTAGGCGCAAGGTCAGGACGCTGGGTTAGCAGGAATATGTCTTTTTGAGTGGGTTTTGTTGCCATGATTAGTTCCCGAATGGGTTAGACGGCACATACTTGAATCCCTTGAGACTCTTGTTGTTTGAGTAGTAATAGTTCTCTTGTTGTTGCGCGTAGTCGGCAGACTTAACAGCCAACTTCTTAATGTCTTGCAACGCTTGAACCTTAGACTCTGGCGTGACACTTGGATTAGCCAAGTCACCGACAGCCTTGTCGTAACGCTTTGCGTCAGCGTCAGATGTCGGACCACTAAACTTAGGAGTCTTCAACGCAAGTTGTTGAGACAGTTGTGTCAATCTGTCGTTTGCTTCCTTGGCAGTTGTAGATATTCCCATAGCGCCAATTAAGCCTTTAGCACCAGCCTCGATCTTGCCTGTGTAAGCCTCAGAGATTAGAGGTGCAGCACGATCCGCAATGAATGCGCTATCTTCTGCTGACTTAGCTTCTGCCAATGTCTTTTGAACCGTGTCAAATTCCTTTTTCTGAGCATAGGAGAAGGTCTCTGGCTTATTGGCTTCGGCTTGCTGACGAAGTGCAAGCAATGCAGCAGCTTGTTGTTGAGCAAAATTTCTTGATTGCTCTAAACCAGCAGCAGTTTGCGCAAACTGTGATGCCGATTGTTCTCTAGATGTTTGACGCTCTTGAGCATTACGAACACTCTCGCCAAGTTGACGAATACGCTCGTCTGCCTTCTCAGGATCAAGTGTTCCAGAAGCATAGCTCTTCTCATACTGAGTTGCTATCCTTCTAATGCTTTCAGGAATTGTTGCGTCTTGAGTAAAGATCGCAAATGGATTCTCTTGTGCGCCAGTCGTTAAGAACCCTGCACGACGCAAGTCTGGGACTAACTTAGATACAGAAGCCAATGTCGCTAACGGGTCAGAAGACAGAGCCGTCAATGCTTGCAGCTTGCTTGGATCAATAGTTATCTGTCTCTGCGCTGGTGTGACCTGTGCATTGGGCATCAAGTTGCCTTCGTCATCTCGCACAACCCTCGCTGGAATCCCAGCAATAGTCATCTGTTCTGGAGTAATCGTCTCTTTAAATATTTGCGGATACAGCTTGCGCATCTGCGCTGCACGATCTGCTTCTTGTAACTTCTGGCGCATCAGTAAACTCTGCACAGCACCTTGCTGTGCTTGCTGATAGCCCTGAGAACCTGCTTGTAGAGCACCGCCAAGGGCTTGACCTATGGAGATAGGTCTCTCGCTTGGACCGCCAGCAGAGAGCAATGCTGCTGCTGCTTGCAGAAGCGCTTGGTTTCTAATTCCACTTTGCTGATCAGCGCTCAAGTAGTCTTCTAGACCAGTACCACCACCGCCAAAGAGTAAACCACCAAAGTCTTGCATTGTTGCCATGTCTTACCCCTTAACCTAAGAATCCAAGCAGACCGCCAAGTCCAGCACCGTAGGCTGCGTATTCGCTTCCAGACTCTTTACCGCCAATCAAAGAGCCAAGTTGAGCACCGCCCAATGCACCGCCAAAGCCAGACGCTACTGGGTTTGTGTAGATTGGCTTTGTAGTGCTTTCACCGATCCTTGCAGGTTGCAAACTCAAAGCGCCTTGAGCCACATTCAATCGCTCTAAACCTAAGTTGCGAGCTGCATCGAGTCTTTGTTGCTCATACTGTTGAAGCATTTGCTGTTGCGATAGACCCAAGTTCTGAGCCTGTGCAAAGCCACCCTGACGAAGTTGTGCAGCCAAGTTGCCAGCATTGCGTAGAGCTGCCTCGTCTACCAATGATCTGGTTACTGCTTGGCGTGTACCGCCAAACGCTCCTGCTGCCGTAGCCCTTGCGCCTTCAGCAGATATTTGACCTTGGCGAGCACGCTCAATGTCAGCCAATGTGTTTTGTACAACTTGGTTTTCGTAAGGGTTCATGTACTGCTGAACCATTCCGAGGTTGTACTCAGCATAAGGAGCAAACTGTCTAGCGCCTAGACCAGCAGCCGTTGTTCTTGCTTCTTCCAAGTTGCGTAGATACGCTGCCTTGACATCTGGGTCAATGCTTGATGTTGTAGTGCTTGATGATGGTGTACTTCCACCGAGAGCGCCAGTTGCCTTTAAAGCAGCAGCACCAAGCCCTAATTGTTGAGCAGTTGACAAATTACCTAAAGTACCAAGTAATCCAGCAGAGGCAGCTTGATCTTTATTTACCATTTCATTTACTTGTAGTGCAGTTAATTCACCAGTAGTCGGAACTGCTGAAGGTGTAACGACTGAAGGAGTAACGGCAGCAGGTACGGCTGCTGCATTACCAGAAACAGCATTAGCAACACTATTAGCATTAGATATTGCACTTACTTCTGAAGGAATTGCAGGTAAGGTAAAACCAGCATTAACAGCACCACCACCGCCACCACCCATAGCAAGATCAGTAGCTGTTAAAGCTGCTTCTGTTGCACCAATAGTAGGAGCTGCACCAGCAAGTGAACCACCGCCAATAGCAAGATCGGTAGCTGTTAAAGCTGCTTCTGTTGCGCCAGCACTAGACAATGCAGCGCCTTCGACTGGTATGCCTTGACTCGCCAAATAGATAGCTGCTGCGATCTTGGCTTCTTGAGGTAAAGAATCATCAAGATCAACTAAAGCCTCATCAACGCCACTAATGATGCCTTGACCAATCTCGCCTACTTCGCTTACTACTCCACCCATATCAATCTCCCTTGTCACACCTTGTTGGTGTAGATAAAAGCCTTCGATCCGTCTAATAGTGATATTTGACATTTCTCAGACCAGCCAAATGACTTGGCAAATCTTACAAGTTTGATGTCTTCTTCGCGTATCAGCGCGACGAGAGGCTTCCCAATTAAATTCTCAATCAGAGCAATGCTCTTCAAGCAGTCCTTTTTGACCCCAGAAGACCATCTTCTGATCTCCACATGAATCCACAAATTACCCTTAAAAAACTCCAAGTACACGGTGTAATCCTCTCGGATACATACAGGTACTTTCCCCGCCCTTAATTCTTGACTCAATTCTAAGTCACCGCTTACCCATTGCGACAACATCAAATCGGTTAACGCCAACGCGCCAATCGTCTAAGACATTGCCCGTGTATCTAACCTTGACCTGTCTGGCAGCAAACCTCACATCTGTGGGTTGAGCTGCGGAATATGGTCCATAAGTCGTCTCAGTCGCCATCGGGTACATCCGAGTCTTGAAGGACACAACGACCTCGCCAAGCGTTTGCTCGTCTGGGATAACCCGACGCACCGACATGATGTTGTCGCCAGAGCCAATCTCGTAAGGACCAGACTCAGCATATGGGACAGCGCTGTCATACGCAAATCCAACCTCGTGCTCATAGATGTAACCATCTGACGAGATCATTAAAGGATTGACAAAGACACCCCTGTCAGTTCCAGCAGTACGAGACAAAGTGCCAATAGCCCAATGTCCTTCGCGGTAGTTGTAGACGACATAGGAGTCGTTTTCATTGCTGGCGCTAGACGGGTAAAACCAAATGATCTCACCATACTTGCTGTTGTGTACTGCGTAGACTTTGCTTGACTGGTTGTAGTTGATGTTCTGGAAAACATAGTCTCCAACATCTGACACCAAAGGCTTGACATAGCCGTCGTATACCCAGAAGCCTGACTTAGACATCCATATGGCTGCCGTGTCAATGGCTGCTACGGCTTGAGAACTGATCACGCCACAGCCTGATCCAGCCTTTTCAAAGGAATACACATAAGGCAGACCGATGTAAGTCGCAGCGTGGACATCCACATCGGTAAAGATTAAATTGATACCGCGCACTCGCTTACCGCACTTGATTGAGCCGACAGAATTGATTTCAAAGTCACCTGCCTGATTGGTTGCCGATGGTGTCCAGACGGTGTTGTTTTCTTGATCACACCAAGATACCTTGCGTGGATTACCTGATGCACCAAGAGCAAAGACAAATCTTTCTGCTGTCGTCATCACGGCTGCACAGCTCGTTGGTGCATTAGTAATCGCCACAGCCTTTGTTGGCGTGGTAAAGCCTAGTTGCCACTCAAGCAGTTGACCGTCTTTGCTAGAACACGCGACTAGATACTCGCCCCAAGAATCCATTGTCCAAGTTGTGGCTGGCACTATGTCGCCCAAGTCTGGACGCGCCACACCATAAGAGAAAGAACCGTATGTGCTGTAACCGTAACCCGTCTTCAGACTTGCGTCAGTTGCGCCAGTCGTAAAGGTTGTAGGTGTGATGTCCTTGAGAGTTCCCGCCTCATTCATGGCGTAGAGATTCGTAGGCGTACCAGCAACAATCCATCTTGCATTAGAGTTATCGCGCCAAGTTAGCATTCCACGACTGACACCAGTCATTTGTGAGGTTGATCGCTTACGCCACCCACCCCAAGGTCTCAATGTGTTCTCAAACCAACGCACAAGGTTTGAGTCATACCAGCGCCCCGCAGACTGGTATTCTGTGCCGTTGCGGTAAACGCCAGCAGGGATTTTGATTGGTACGAGTGCCATAGGGTCTAATTATGCTTCCGTTGAGAGGTTTGACACAAACGATACCGTTGCAATGACAGAAGGTACGGCTGGTCTGGTTGGCGTGGAGCTGGTTGCAAAGTGCTCAATGCTGACGCTAGTGCTTGTTGGTCTCCACATAATCTCTACATAGTCGTTAGCCGCCAAACTGACAAAGAAGTTAAGAGCGGCAATTAAGTAAGACGGGTCACCTGATGATTTTCTTTGTGATAGGTGAAACCTGCTATTTGAATTGTCAATGTTTGTGCCGTTCTTTTTAAACCAAATATCCACATCCTGACCGTCATTAGTGGTGTTCTTGAACTGCACGCTGAATTGAATGTTATAAATTCCAGCCTGAGACACATTAAGCCTTGACGAGTTTGACAAGGTTACGCCATTGTTGAAGTCTGTCGTATCAAATGTGATTGCATAGGCAGTCGTTGTATTGGCTGCCGTCTGGTCTGTGCCGTCTTGGAATGCCCCGTAAGGGTTGTTTAGAAACCTACCACCGCGTGGTGACGCAATGGATTGCAAGGCATTGGTTAACTTCAAGAAGAAGGTGCGCAACGCACCATTCGTCTGCGCAACAGTCAGACGGTCATACTTATCCTGCGGATTAGGCAGGTCTGGTACGGCTGGAGTCTGGAGCTGCTGGTAGAAGTTCGTCATAGAGCCTTAGCGTATTCCTCTTGACT